CCGACGCTCGCGGAAATCTCGCACCGCGCTCAATAAGCAGCTCATCCGCATCTTCGAGCGCAACGCGCCAGGTGTTTGCTACTACGCGCTGCCGACCTACCGTCAAGCGAAACAGGTTATGTGGGATACGTTGGTCAACGACCACATCCCGCGTGAAGTGATAACGAAGAAGAACGATAGCGAACTCGCCATTCACTACAAGAATGGCGTCATTCAGCGCTTCATCGGTACCGAAGACCCCGACAAGCATCGCGGTACAAACCCGTTCGATGTTGTCTTCGATGAATACTCCGAAATGCCCGAGGAGATATGGACAGCGATATTTCAGCCGGTCCTACGCGAGAACAAGGGCACAGCCACGTTCGTCTACACGCCTAAAGGTAAGAACCATTCATGGAAGCTATTGCAGCTCGCTATGCAGAACACGGAATGGTTCTGGAGCCTCAAGACTGTCAACGACACAGGCATCTTTACGCCGGCAGAGCTTGAGGAAATCAAACGCAACACGCCGCAGGCTCTCTACGCCCAGGAGTACATGTGCGAGTTCGTTGAGGGCGCCGGTCAATTCTTTCGACGTATTCGTGAGAATGCCTACAAGCCCGATAAAACTTTTCTCACAGACACCGGCGATTTCCAGCTTGGCGTTGACCTTGCAAAGTACCAGGACTGGACGGTGCTCACGCCGTTCAATCTCAATACCTTTTATGCGTACCCGCAGGACCGCTTCAATCAGGTGGATTGGAACCTACAGGAAGCGCGTATTGAGGCCGCAGCACGTCGCTACAGCGCGAAGGTCGTAATCGACAGTACGGGTGTAGGCGACCCCATCGTTGAGAACCTACAGGCCCGCGAGTTGTTCATCGAGCCATTCCGTTTCACGGAAGCGAGCAGAGCAAACCTCTTGAGCAATCTCGCCATGCTCATCGAGCAGGATAAAATCAAAATTCCTCTCGATGATGGCCTTATAAGCGAGCTTGAAAGCTTCCGGTACGAGATGAATGAGCGTGGGAAGGTCAAAATTGCCGTTCCAGAGAGCCTCCACGACGACCGCGTGATGTCGTTAGCGCTTTCCGTTTGGCAAGCGCAAAGAACGCCTCTTGAAACACCCGACATTGAGGAAGAAACGCCACCAATCTTCGAGGATATCGGCGTTTAGGACTTATCCACTCGCAGTTACGCGTTGCGTTTGACACCATGTGGTAGAATTCGAGCATTAAAAGTCATCTTTTTGTAACATGACACTCACAGCAGAGGAAAAGGCGGCTGCGAAAGCGGCGAAGGAGCAGGAAAAGGCGGCTGCGAAAGCGGCGGAAGCTGAATCCTCTTCTGAAAAGCCCGGCGTTATCAAAGAATGGACCCACAACGGTCACAAGATGCGCCGCATCCGCGATGAACACGGAAGGATTACCGACGTGCGCCTCTAATAAAACCGGGGAAGCCTATAGCAATCTCCCGCACGGTCCGCGAAAAGATAGCCGGTCAGATTAAGTCTGAGATCCAATTTGCGCGCCTCTACAAGCAGGGAAAAATTCGCAACTGGCAGAAAAACGAGCAGATGTACTATGGGTACAAGCTGCCGGTCCTCGAAAGTCGCGCCAACGTCGAACTCGGCTTGATGCAGTCCTACGTTCACGCGCTCCTATCCAAAATCGACAATCCGCTTCTCTTCAAATTCGCCAAGCGCAAGGAAAGCCAGCTCAAGCGTGCCGCGAGGCTCGATGCGTTGCGCCAAGCAGACTCGCAGAGCGGGTTTTGGGACCTCAAGGATATCGCCGGCAAGAAGCAAGTCGTTATCTACGGCCGCACTGTCTACGCCTACTACGCGGATAGCTACAACGGCTATTGCTCGCATCTTGAGCCTGTCGATGTGTACGACTTCCTTGTGGACCCTTCTGGCGGCGGGCTCGACCTCGAGAACGCTCGCTACATGGGCCGCTACGGCGTCGTCAAAGATAAGCGCGAGCTGAAGGAGGGCGTCAAAGACGGCATCTATATCCGTGTCGAGACCGAACGCCTCATAGACGGAAGCGGCAACTCTGAAGAAATGAGCCAGGAGGAGATAAATAAACGAAACCGCGCAGTCGATACGAACATCACCAAGACATCAAAGGAAATCGGCGACCCCGACAAGTTCAAGTTCTGGGAGTGGTACACGACATTTGAAGGTGAACGCTATTACGCTCTCTACACGGAATCGTCGGGCGCGATTATCCGCCTCGAAAAGCTGACAGACCTATTCACTGCCACAAAGGACTTCCCGCTCGGAGCGTGGCCGTTCTGGACGTATGCCGCATTCGTGGACCTCACCGAGTTTTGGACGCCATCGTTCTGCGATTACACCCGCGAGCTATTCATGGCGCAGGCATCCGCGGTCAACCAGTCGCTCGACAACTCAGAAGCCATCAATAAGCCGATGAAGTATGTCGATACGAACGCTATCAAGAACCTTGCCGAGCTGAAATACCGCAGAGACGGCGTGGTAAAGCTCAAAGCTGGCACGGATGCCAATAAGGCGGTGCAAACCGTCGTAACGCCGCAAATAGATACGCCCCTGAAGCTCTTCGAGCTGCTTGACGGCGTGGTGGATAAAAATTCAGGCGTTACGAACGCTGACAAAGGCGTGGCCTCAGAAGAGCGTGTTGCTATTTACGAAGGCAACCAATCCAATGCCGCTGACCGTTTTGGCCTTCTCAATAAGTCCTACTCGTTCGGCTATCGGCGCTTTGCCCAGCTCTACCAAATCGGCGTCAGCGACAATCTCACCAAGAAGGTCGCAATCGATATCATTGGGCCTGATGGTATTGAGACAGAGGAAATATCGAGGCGCGACATTTTCCGTAAGACTGAGTTTTTCAACATCCTTGTCGAGGCATCCAGTGCCGAAGAGCAGTCGGATGCGAATGATTCCAAGAACAAGCTCACGTTCTTGGAACAGACCGGCGCAAACCCTGCCGTCGCGCCTGTGGTCAATTGGCAGAAGGCATTCGAGATAGGCGCGAAGGTCGTGGGCTTTGGTGAGGACGAGATTAAGCAGCTCCTCGACAAGTCCGAGTACGGCAACGCGGAGATTATCTCAGAAGCCGCGAAGGATATTGAGGACATTCTTGACGGCAAGGACGTGAAACCAAATTATGCGGCCAATCTCGCGTACAAGCAGAAATTTGTTGACTACATGATGGACCACGAAAACGATATGACGCACGAGCAGTTCATGGCCCTCGCAAAATACATCGAGGCGCTTGAGCCAATCATTATGAAAAATGTAGTGCGCCAAATGAATGATAAGATGCTTGCAATGCAGCTCGCAAATTCAACGACAAATCCCGGAGGTACAGTTCCACCGAATCCAGCAGCGCCAGGCGGGGGCGCTCCTCAGGATTTATCATTAAACCCGCCGAATGGTCAAAATGGACCAACAGGAACCGTTGTACCGAGTGGTGCAACCCAATGACGATTATAAGCAGTCGGTAATTGAGAAAACGTACCAGAAAACGGCTACGTTCACTCTGAAAGACGTTGAGAGCCATCAAGCGAACCTCGCAAAGGCGAAGACCGAGCTTGAGGCGCAAATAAAGGTCGATGGCGCGATGATGCAGAACGTCATCGACTTTCATCCAGTCGTTGGCACGTTGTCAGATGAGGACCGCGCCGGCGCCGCTGTTTACTACGAAGCCAAGCGCCGAGTGACGGAGAATACGGCGAGTCTCGATACTATTTCCAAGCAGATTGCGGACTACGAAACGGAGGTACCGAAAATCATGGAAGCGGTTGGATTGCCGCCCGCTGTTGACCCTACGATAGTGCCCGCAGCGCAAGATGCTCAACCGGCGCAGACGACGCCGGATACTCAGACGCAGTCTACACCTCCTACAGACGGCACGCCGACTACCAGCGCTAATCCTCCTTCCGATGTCCCGCCGACTGACGGAACTGCGCAAAGCTGAGTCGCCGCTTGCGCAAGATGAGAATGTCTTGGCCGTAGACCAGGACATCGACCGTTACGCTGCCATGGCGGCCTTCAACACATCAGAAGGCGGCAAGGAGGTTCGCAAGGCACTCCGCAGCGACATCGCAAGCGCCATCAATGAACTCATCAGAGGGTACGCGAAACTGTCACACGCTGAATTGCAGGCGATCGGCGCAAAGGTCGATGCGCGCGTTTCCCTTTTACAGGCGATGGGTAATGCGAAGCAGAACAAAGAGGACGCGGAAAAGACGCTTGATGAACTGACCTCCTGATTGCGGGGTGTCTCCTGGGCCGTGCCAGCCGTCCCCACCCCGTGGACTGCTTCGAGCCCGGCTCGGGATACGCCCCACAATGGCTATCCACAGGCGTCAATGAAGCGAGCGTGAGGGCGGTGATATTATGAAAGCAATACGGGGAAGTCGGAGGACTCTAAACTTTTTCCG